GAGGCACTGACCGCGCTCAGTTCGCTGCACTGCTCGATGCGCCAGCGGCTGATCACCTCCTGCTCCGGATCGGCGTCACTGTTTCCGTTGACGAAGTTCACCGCATCCAGAAAACGGGCGTAAACCTTACGCCTGACCACCGTTCCGCCGACCAGACTCTGCAGATCTTCCGCCATCCCGGTGACCATGCCGTACAGGTTAGAGACTTTAAGCGTTGGCCTTGCACTGGCTCCTTTGCCGTTCATCTCAAATCCGCTTCCCTGAATGGGATAAGCCTGATACTGCCGCCCCTGCCAGGTGACTGGTTCACCCTTTTCGTTCTGCTCATTACAGAAGAAATAACGATCTCCGCCGACCTCTGTCAGATCAATTTCCCAGAGCACGACCAGCGCGGATTGCTCCGTTTTAGTGCACTCATTGAGTGTTTCCTGCTGTATATCCTGCATCAGTGAGTGACCTCTTCAAAGGTACAGTTAAAATCGGTATACATGGCATTATCCGAAATGCTCCACTCCCTGCAGACAACCCGGACAGTCCTGTTGTGTTTTGGCGGACGCCACAAAAAAGCACGAATCCCGGCATGACGGGATAAAAAACTGTCCAGCGCGGCACGGGAATATTCATCTGTGACACGAAATACCGGTTTAAACGTTTTCAGATCCGCATTCAGACCACCAGCCCGTCGCTGTTCATATCCGTCACCAAACTTTACCGTAATAACTGATGGCTTTCGTGTCGTCTCCATCCCCTCACGGGGGATCCAGTTAAAAACTTCAGGCTCAGGCACTGTACAATCCTCCATCCCGACGCGATGACTGCATAATTGACACAACCCTGCTGTCGATCAGATCCACCAGTCCCCTGGCTGAGCGCGCATCTATCTCGCCATTGCTCCCTTGATTCTGAATGCTGATGTGATACACGGGAGAATAAACAAATCCACCGCCACCATTCACATTTCCAATGGCCCTGACCCCAAGAGAGCCGTCCGCTGCCCGTGTCAGTGGCATGATTGCTTCAGGCCCGGCCTCGCCCATCAGCCCGGCACCTTTCGCAAAAGCAAAATACGTCGGGGTATCCACAATGGTGTTACTGTAAGCACTCAGATTTGCCGATGTATAAACACCACCTTTTGCGTTTGCCACTGCACCGGAAAGCCAGTCGCCGACTGTACCAAGCCATCCTCCGGCACCGGACATGCTTTTGGAAAGTGACTTCAGCCCGTTAACGATGGCAGCGTTCATCAGAATTTTTGAAACTTCCTGGAGAATTGAACTCCCCCAGTTTCTCCAGTCCACAACATTTCCGGCCAGTGCATCGGAAATATTTGATACCAGCCCGTCCATAGTGGAAACGACAGCATCTGCCGCCTGCGAAGCATAATCGGTGGCACTGTCTGCCCAGTTCGTCAGTCCCTCCTGGAGTCCGGCATTCCAGTTACTGCGTAAAGCATCAGCCTTTGCATAATAATCCTGCTGATCGCTGAGACGCTCTTCCAGATATTTTTCATTCAGAGATTTTTCCTGTTTCCACAGGGCTTCTTCAATTTCTCCGGCCTGATACTGTCTCAGTAGCTCGTTATTTTTCTGCTCAAACTCCTGCCGGATGCTCCACATTTCCTGAAGTCGTTCACGCATCCGTGAGCCTTCACCATATCCCAGTAACTGAGCCTCATTTGATGCTCTGACACTGGCATTACTGTCCGCCAGACTGCTCTCATACGCAGCAAGCTGCTCACGAATCTTTTTCTGGTCGATGAGTGCTGCATTCTGCAAAAGCGTTTTTTTCTGCGCTTCTGACAGGGTTGATAATTCGCCCTGGCTGACCTGATATTTCATCTTAGCCAGTTCAGTATTCTGCCCTGCCAGTGCTATTTGCTCTTTTTGCTGTTTAATCAGTTGCTTATAAGTATCTTCTATTTTTTCCGCTTCGGTCTTTTTATGCGCTTTGGGTTTATTTGCCTGGTTATTTCGCCATGCATCCAGTGAGTTATTTATATAATTCAGTCTTGCTGTCTGATACGCCTCTCCCACAAAGCCGAGATCATCCGCAGCATAACCCAGGCGGGCACGCTCACGAGCTTCCCCCTTCAGGCGGGACAGAGCCAGTTCGCGCTCGCTGTTATTCAGTGCGGTCTGCTGTTTATCATCCAGGGTTGCCTGTGGTAGCCGTAACGGTACATTCACCAGCCCCTGTCGCTGCTGAAGTAATTCATTACCGAGCCCGAGAAGGCGATTAAACTCGGTATGCTGCCCATTCATGATCAACAGGGACTGATACGCTTTGTTTTGTTCCGCTGCCTGTTGACGGATCAACGCCACCCGTCGCTCCTCCAGCCCGGCAAGCACATCCTGAATGGATTGCGCTTTGCCCTGCATTTGAGTGAGGCGAGACTGTTCAACTGCCAGTTGATTTGTTGCTTCTGCAAGCCCTTCTGTGACAGTTTTTACCGACGTCATGTGGTTAATCATAAAACCGTTATCGGTTGTCCAGCCCGGGTTTGCCAGCACATACTGATAGCCAGCAATTTTTTCCTGTAAGGATTTAATCTTACTTTTCTGCTCGTCAATTAACCTGTTTTGCTCCTTCAGTGCCTGTCGCGTCTTTTCCTCATTATCTGACGCTTCAGGAAGCGACATTGCCGACGTTTTCTGGCGAATTTCGTCGATTGTTGCGGCATACTGTCGTGCAGATTCTCTGGCCTGCTCCTGATTCTGATACATCGTGTACCAGGCCGCAGCCCCCAGCATGACGAGTCCCGGCACACCACCAACCAGCCCCAGCGCGCCACTTAATAAACGACTCCCCACTGACGTAACATTATTCAGCGTTGTCTGTGCCGCTGTTCTGGCCGCAATATTACGGGTAAGTGACACCTGGGCAGCTGTCAGCTTCGCTTCTGCTGCGGCCTGCCTTTCGGTACCGCGAGCAGCAACAACCGCCTGTTGCGCACGATAAACCGCCGCACGCGCCCTGGCGGTTGCTATCTGTGTCCCCCGAAGTTGCACTTCAGCAAGAGCCACTTCGTTTCTGGCTGCAGTAATTAATCCGGCAGTTGCAGATCCAGCAGACGACGCCATATTGCCAAAATATCGGGCTACCCCGACGGCAACCAGAGCACCAGCAGCGGTTGCCACGGTGTCAATATTGCCTGCAATACCATTCAGCACACCGGAGAGCGTCTTCGTCACTCCGCTTGCCTCGTTCGCACCACCAACCCAGGCCATAAAGGCGTTTTCAACTTTGGTTGCAGAGGATGAAACCGTATCAGGCATTGCTGCATATTCATCACGCAACGCCCCAAGCTGACTAATCAGTGCAGGAACAACCTTATCGGCGGTCAGTTTTCCGTTATCCGCCATGGCCTTCAGATCCTTACGGGCAACCCCCATTCCCGCAGCCAGCGCACGAATAACACGATCGCCGTTCTCATTCACCGAGTTAAACTCTTCACCGCGCAGCACTCCCTGCGCCAGTGCCTGACTGAACTGCGTGATCACCGAACTGGCTTCTGCTGTACTGGCACCGGATAATTTCAGGCCCGTGGAGATCGCCTCGGTGACTTTCAGTACCTCCTCAGAACTGTAACCATACTCCCGCATGGAAGCTGCAGAACGGGCAAAAAGGCTGGCGTTATCAGAAAACGCCGTCCCCGTTCTCTGGCTGATCGCCATTAATTCACGCTGTGATGACTGAAAATCATCACTGGACTGTGAGGCCTGCTTCAGACGGGCATTTACTGAATTCCACTCATCGGCGAGAGAAATAAGATGACCGGTAGCAAAAGCCCCGGCAAATGCCCCCGCCATGTTCAGTGCCGAAGATTTAGCTGTATTTATCTGATCCGTCACTTCTGCCAGTGCACGCCGCATTTCACGGGATGCAGCAGCGGACTGTCGGCCTCCGTTCTGCATGGTACGGTAGTAATCCTGCCCCATACGCGAAGCCCGGGAGATCTCTGACTGGAATGACCGGGAATTTGCCGAGATTTTAATAATCAGTTCACGTAATGTCGCCACACTCATTCTCCGGACGAAAAAAAACCGCCGAAGCGGTTATGTTGACTCACTGAGACACTATTAAAAGCGCGTTTTCCAGTCCGGCAAATGGATCTGATACGCCTTCTGTCTGCTCCTTCTCCCACTGAAGAAGCGCATCATTCAGTGGCACTTTGACCCCCTGCGCACCGTAAACAGCTGAAACAATCTGGGCAGCCCGGATATCAGCCCGTTCGTCCCCCAGCGGGCTGAACCTGTCAAATTCTGCCCACATCATGATTTCTGATGCGGACATTTCCCGGCGTAACTCTGACAATGTGCGCCCCATCCTGAGCGCCAGCATCATCAGAAAACGCATCCCCGGAAGCGCTACTTTTTTTTAACCTCGCCGGCATCACTGATTAGTTCCAGAGACTGCCGAAGAAGCCGCGCATGCACCGGGCCATACACGGCAATCACCTGTTCACGATCATCCTCTGAAAATACAGGTTGCAGTCCGGTATCACACAGAACATCGATGAACAGTTCAACATCCGCTTCCAGATTTCGGCGGGCGCGCTCCGCAACGGATAACGGTGTCTCATCATCTTTTGCTTTAACGATCTCCTGCCAGCGCAACCAGGCTTCTGCAGAAGGTTCCCGTAATACAACCGTTGCCCCTTCCCATTCAGGCACATCAACAGTTTTATGGCGAAACCCCGACATCGTTGCCAGTGCCAGATTACGGATATTTTTAGTCATCACATCTATCCTCATTAACTGACGGTAACAGTGCAGGAAGTAGAGGTCACTTTGTTAACCGGGCTTGCTGAATCAGAAATCTCGCAGGTATATGCACCCGCATCACCGGATACTGCCGATGCCTTACTGAACGTTGCCGCCGTCTGTCCGGAAACAGGAGAACCACCTTTCTTCCAGACATAAGAATAAGGCGGCACACCACCCGCAGCCTCAACCGCCATTTCAAGTTTCGATCCGGAAGCAACCCGCAGCGTGCTTTTTAAATCGACCTTCACTTTCAGCGGCTCTGTCGTCAGCACAGGTTTACCTTTCAGGCGCAGAGAAAACGTTGCAGCCACAACACCATTGGTTCCTGCAGACCAGGTATGCTGACGCACCTCTGCCATAAAGGTAAATCCGTTGCCTGACGGAAAAATAACTTTAAAGCCATACGTGGTGTCATTGTCATAGGCACTGCGCAACGCGTTCTGGGCAGCATTGAGGTAAAAGTTGCCTGACATGGAAATCTCTGAAGCAGCACCAAGGCCGTTAATATTTTCCTGCTCAACAGAACACAGCGTGGTGACATCAATATCCTGCTTTTGTCCTGCAGTAAACTGCACCTCTTTGATTGTACAGCTCAGGCCAAGATAGCTGGCAGAATCCAGGGTTTCTGCTGTTACCGGTGCAGACGAAATCATAATTTTCGTCAGTTGCGAACGCTCAAAATTAGAGGACATACTCGTCTCCTGAAAATAAAAAACCCGCCAGCGGCGGGTGGGTAAAATCATTAACGACCTCAGGCTATTACCTGAAATTCAAGCGTGGCTCTGCTCAGACGGGAGTCAGGATCATACCCCTGCGTTTTAGAAATAACGGAGGGTGCCAGTTTCCTTACTGCATCAAGCGCCTGCTCACGAATATCATCTGCGTCATCAGGTACTGTCGCCCAGACATCGATCTGCACGGTAATTCTGGATTCAGCCTGCCCATCAAGCACATCAGATGCCGTGTCAGACACCACAGAAAACACCAGCCACGGCGGAGATACCGCAGGCTTTCCCTCCGTCAGCGGGACCACATAAGGATAAACCTGTCCTCCGGCCAGCTGAGACAACAGGGAATACAGTGTGCCCTCCCTCATTTACTTAAGACCTCATCAATAGCCTGATTCATTCGCTGTATGGCAACCTGCGCCGCCAGCTCCTCTGTCGTATCGAAAGCCGGGCGAATGAATGGATGCGCGGGCATGTTTATCGTTCCCAGCTCCACAAAGCGCCAGTAAAATGCATTTCGGGGATCGCTGGCTTTCATGCTGTTATCACTGTTTCCGGTTCGCAGGTTCCGTCCGCGAATGTGGACACCCGAGATAATTTCCCCCCGACGCTTTGAACGCTGAGTGAGAACAACCACATTTTTCTTCAGTTTCCCGGTTCGCTCCGGCGCACGTTCAACAACTGCATCCCGCATAACTTCAGCACCGGCACGGGTGGCATCGCGCAGAACCTTATTGTTTTCTGCCCTGCTGAGCGTCTCCAGATCCCGTGCAATATCCGCCAGGCCGGAAAAATCAAGACTGAAATCCATCACACATTCCCCTTCAGGCTGCAGAGTATTTCAAGCCGGGTAGCGCGTGCATCCGGTATTGGTGGACCTTCTATACCCAGAATGGCCCCTTTAAATGCACCGGTCAGCACTTTCAGACGTGAAGTCGCTGTCACATCGCGCCGGAATCTCATCCAGACTCTGACCGTAGCCTGAGCGGTTTCTGCTCCGCCTGAGATTATCTCCCTCCCGCTGATACCCTTAACTTCTGCCCATACGGTAGCTCCCTCCGTCACCGTCTCCACCGGATGCCCTGACGGAGAGCGGGCGGTGGTGACATTCAGAATAATTACGCGATCACGTAATCTGCCCGCCTGCATGTCTCCTCCTACAAAGGAATAAAACGATAAGGCTCCAGCAGAGAAGAAAAACCAAACGGGACTGGTGCCTTGCTGACATCTGAGGAATTTTCCCGGTTTTCGTACCAGTGCCCGACCAGCAACATGAGCGCCAGCAAAACATCATCAGCTATAAGCACCCCTTCAGGATCACCTTCCGGCACCGTCTCCTCATAAAGCTTACGGTTGATAAAATTTTCTGCCTTGCGGCAGGCAGCCCGGAAATACAGCATCAGTAACTCATCATCAGTTGCATCATCTGTATCAATACGGCACTGCGCCCTGAGTTTTTCCACTATTGCTGCCATCAGAAACTCCTGCCCGCAACACTGTGCGGGCATAAAAAAACCGCGTCGGCGCGGTCTGTAACTGAACAACGAGTGGTTATTTGCCAGTGAGCGCCTTGATGGCTGCCACATCTTCCAGCACACAGTCAAAACGATGGAAAGCCAGAAATGCCACCTGATCAAACTCAGCATAACGCTCAACCAGACGTTTCAGTTCCATATAAGTAACGCGGCGAATGATAAAGCGGTTGAAATCCCCCAGGAAAATGAATTTTTTTCCGGTACCAATCCCGTCAATAGCCTGATCAATAACATAAGGGATCCCCAGCACAGTAGCCGGCGTACCGCCTGCAATATCCGGCAGCCATAACGGGCGTTTCTGTCCATCCTCCATCTCTTCAATAGTCTGCAATGTGGCATCATTGAATGCCCAGCGGTATTTCGGCCCACCACGATATGCCGGATCAATGGCATGTTTCAGGGCATTCATTTCTTTCCAGGTGAAAGCGGCAGAGGCTGCAGTCTGGATGATTCCCGTCACCGACGCTGCCAGCCCTTTTGGCTGTAACGGTGATCCCGTTCCGGTCCCCTGAACCAGATATTTCGCCTCTCCACGACCAATACGCTGGGCAATACGGTTTGCCAGATAAGATTCAATATCCACCCCACTGTCCTGGAGCAGCTCATTGGACACACGAATTATTTTTGATGACAGCTTTTTAGCCCCCAGAATAGCGGTCCCGAACGTCACATCCTGTTCCGTTGCGGCTGTATTTTCCGCCAGCAGTTCGCCCTCTTCAGTCGTGCCATCAGACGTTGACCAGGTGATATCCTGCCCGGTTGATGTGGTCAGAAGTTGCGCAACACTGGCAATCCCGCCATAAGCCTTCATGGTGTCAATGATTTTGTTACGCATCTGCGTGGGCACCGTATATCCGCCCTGAGAATCCGTTGTTACACTCTGAGCCCGCAGTTCACGCATCAGATTACGCTCTTCAGCATTCAGTTCTGCAAATCCGGCACGCAGAAAACGGTTAAATGCCGCAGCGCGCTTCTCTTCCACCGCCTTTTTCCCGTTCTCCGCCTCATTATTCTGGCGCTCTTCCGGCCCGGACTCATCCACATATGCCTGATCCTGACGGCGCAACTCTTCTTCACGGGCGATTTGCTCATCCAGCGCATCCAGCTCAGCTTTCGCCCTGTTCCACTCTGCCCGTTGCTCATCAGTCCATGCGTTATCACCAATTTTTTCATGCAGTGCACGCATATCCTTTGCAATGGTGTTTCGTTTTTGCTTCATCTCATGAAGTTTCATCGTCAGTAGTATCCTTATGCATTAAGAAGGGTCAAAAGACGCTCACGCGCCATTCGTTCGTTAACAGCTTTCTTCAGCGCACCACTCGCCCGCGCTTCCTGCCAGGCTTTCATTGAGCGGACACCAGAGTCTGCGTCCTGATAGGCCGGATATGTCACCGGGCTGACGTCATACAGACGAGAAATGCGCGTGATTTCCCGGATAACAATCCCCTCGTCGTCTTCATACCAGCTCTCTCCATCACGAGCGACGCGAAACGCGAACGAGGACTGATTAATGTCACCACGCAACATTGGTGACAGCACCAGGTCACAAATCGTCGGCGTATCCGGTGCAACAATGTCGTAACGCAAACCACGTTCATCCACTGATAATGACAACGTGCCGGCAGAACTTCGTCCGAGAATGAAATTAGGATCATGATTAAACAATCCACGTACATCATCATTCAGCACGTCGTCAAAAGCCCCCGGCTTGATGATTTCACGAAATCCCCACAGAGGTTCTGAACGACTGTTAAATACCGAGCCATACCCCAAAATATGAGTCGGGGCATTATCATATTGTTCTGCCCGCACTTCCCCGCTGTAACAGCGCGTTTCACGGTCATTCATCGTTCTTTTCCTCTTTGCCTTTCGTATCTTTAAAATCATTCAACGGATTTGCTGCATTTACGCTGACCAGCATTTCATCCAGACCATCAACCGGGTTCATGTCCTCAAATGCCCTCGCTTCATTCCGGCTCATCCAGCCATCTGTAATGGCAAAGTGATAAAACTGCGCACGCTCCTGTGGAGTCCCGCGGAGCAATCCTGTAAGGTTGAAACGAACGTAATACCCGGCAGCCCGTTCTGTGCGGGTAAACAGGCGACGGTTAAGCTCCTGCTCCCAGTTCGCAACCCAGGGCATCATCGTGTAGCGAACAAACTGAATCGCCTGCTGTGTAATATTCGAAAATGTGGCTTTTTCCAGGTCATTAATCATGTGCGCCGGGACATTAAAAATTCCGGCAATCATCGACCGGTTCAGCTTGGTCATATCAATGATCTGAGCATCCACCGGAGAAACTGTCAGGGCACGGTAATCCAGTTGCGCAGGCAGCAGCATGGTTTTATTTTCCTGACTGCGAAGCGCTGTCACCGCCCGCTGCCACATATTCTTGAGCCTGCTCCAACTCTGTTCGTTCAGTTCATTTTTCACAGAAATAATCCCGGCAGGACGGGCATTACCGTTAAAAAAAGCACTGGTATACTGCTGACCACTCATTCCCATACCAATGGTTTCAGCATGCTGCATGATCGGACTCAGTCCCATTTTCTGATTGTTTCCCAGCGCCCTGATATGGATCATGTCGTCCGGACTTACCGCAAATGCACCCTCTTCGTTATACACACCGTAGGTATGACGCCCTCCAGTGTTAAGTAACGTGGTTTCCCATGGCATACAGCATTCAAGACTGGTAACCTCGCCACGACGATTACGTTTCACCCACGTATAACCATTGCCCCACCCCAGCACATGACGCTGCTTCAGTTCCCGCCACTTATAGCTGGTCTGCCAGGCATTCGGTTCATCATGAACGAGCCAGAACAACGGGTGATCGCGTGCCGGCTGAACATGCTCATTCGTTTTTCGCATCACATGCAGGGGCATCTGAGCCACACTGGATGAAATAACATAAATACAGGCATAGACAGCAGCCAGCCTCATGGACGTTTCCGGACTGACATACACATCCCGGGCAAAAATATTATCCGTCTCAGCGGCCTCTCCGGTTACCGGAACCGAGGGATTTTCCAGAGGCTCACTGCGAAACAGAGCATCAAGAAGCATGTTTTCTCCTCATGGACACCACCAGTGCATAAAGCAGCAACAAACAGCCAGACAGCATCAGAGACGCTGGCAGACCTGCATACAGATAAACGCCAGCAGTGAGCAAACCGAAACCGATCAGCCCGGTCATATCAGTAATAAGCTGTTTCACAGAATTAACAGGTCCTCATCAGGATCAAGCGTGGACAGAAAGTCATTCACGCCCCCGCCATTTACCAGAAAGCGGCTCATGGCTGTAAAAAGCGCAACAGGGCCGTCGATTTTGGCTTCCGGCGTGGATTTATTCGGGAAGATGTTGTCGTTTTTGTCCGGTTTTACAGTAACGTTAGACATCATCCAGTTCATGACCGGATGATTGCTGTGATGGAAACGCCCGGCATAAACCAGTGATTCCGTTTCCTTCATGGCCTCTGACAGATTGCGGACCGTCTGCGGAACCTCCACCAGCGGTATCCCTTCTTCAGCCAGTGCCAGACTGAACTGCATTGCGCTCCACGGGTCAAATCCCAGTTCCCTGAGGTTTTCACCGCCAATCCATTCCAGTAAGTCACTTTTTATCTGAGCATGATCGATAACATCACCATCCGTCAGGATGAGCTTATCCATCTCCGCCCACTTCCGGTAAAGTTCTGCCTGCTGCCGCGAGCATCGTTCCAGCCGTCCTTCCGGAAGCCAGAATTTAAAATCAGCATGAACATGTCCGTTATCGGTTCGCCAGAGTTTTGCCGCCGCACAGATATCAATCTTATGAGCAAGGTCGACGCCGACCCACATGGGATATGTTTTCAGCTCATGTTGTGGAGCAATGTATTCGCACTTCTCCCACTTAATCATATCCATCCAGGCAGATTCGGCAGTGACCCACACATTCATGTGTTTGGTAAAAAAATTCACCCGCGCAGAGACCTGTTCTTTCGCTTTTTTCGCCAGGCGACGCAGATCATCCCAGCGTTTACAGATGCCCAGGCCGGGATTCGCTTTCTGCCAGACCGTTTCATCAAACGGATCATCTCCCTCATCGAGGGTGTAAATAATCGCAAAGTAGGAGTCGTCTTTTACCGCGCCCTCCACGTCGCTGTTATAGCCACGCAATACCTTGATGGCGTAATCACGCTGCTCGTAACAAATCCCTTCCTTGTTAAACCCTGCCGTGGTGATACCAAATAAAAGGGACTGCAGACGGGCACCGGTTGCCGTTTCCAGAACGTCCCACACGTCACGAGTTTTATGTGCATGCAGCTCATCAATAATGGCGCAGTGGATGTTCAGACCATCCAGGTTGTTTGCATCCGAAGAAAGCGGTTCAAATTTTGATGCGCTCTGCTCCTGGTAAATCGCCAGCTTGTTGAAATCAAACAACCGCCCGAGTGTCGACCGGGCTTTTCTGACCATATTTTTGGCGTCTTCAAACACGATTCTGGCCTGGTCACGCGTGGTTGCGGCTGAATACACCTCAGCTCCGCCTTCACCATCTGCCCCCGTCATATACAGGCCGATACCCGATGACAGAGTTGATTTTGCGTTTTTACGGGCGACTTCGTTGTACGCCGTCCGGAACCGGCGCACCATCACCGGACGTCCGCTGCCATCGCTGCGCATGACAACTTCCCCGGTCTCTTCATTGACCAGCGGAATGACAAAACCAAAAATATTAATGAGGATAAATACATGCCAGTCCATCAACTCAATGGGCTGGCCTGCCAGCGCCCCTTTTACATGAGGCACAAATTTGTAGAAATTCAGGATGTGCTGCGCACGGGGTTCACTGAAATAAATCCCCCGCTCTTCGCCGTACTTCAGATCATCAAGAAAACGCTGGCAGGCCAGGCGGACAAATTCGCCAGCAACAATTTCTCCTGCAACAACACGTTCGGCGTAGCGGATCCCGTCAGCCACTTTTGCCATCAGTCTCTCGCTTTTAAAAGCTCCGCCAGCGGATCAACATCATCCGGTCCGGCGATATTTACTTTAGCCCGGCTTGCCGGTGACATACCAAACTCTGCAAGCATTGCCCGGATCCGCTTCCAGGCATCCGCTTTCATTGCCGCCGCGGGGTGCGCCTTAATCAGTACATCACCGCTCTGCGTTTCCGTGCGGTAGGTATACCCCTCAACATCGAGTGTTTCGCAGTGATGCCGATATTCGGTGTAGGCTTCCACCAGCAACTCGAGCGCACGCGCATCAAGCTGAGAAATGATCCCTTCCGCATTCAGCTCTTCCGCCATTCGCCTGAACCAGTACTTCCCCTGAGCCCCTAAATGCTGCGGAATTTTAGGAAGACCTTTTTCATCCTTTTTAGCGGTTTTTTTGTGGTCTTTAACGGGGCGCTTTGAGGGGTTGCCTCGAATCAAATGCAGGCGTGGCGGGGTTTTCGGAGGTCCTGACATAATCGGTCTTACCTATCAATCGTTTGTTCACATTTCCAAAAAAAAGTTTTCGAACCTGCGGCGATGTGAGGAAGGGTCAGGCGGCGGTACTGAGCAGCCAGGGCTGCAGGGATTTGACCCACCCCTCCCCTACAGATGGGAACTGTTATCAATTGATGCGTTCGCGCGCTGTTTTTGCTTTATGGCAGGGCCAGCACAGACTCTGCAGGTTACTGTCTGCATCCGAGCCACCATGAGCTTTCGGAATGATGTGGTCCACAGTTCTGGCTTCAACGGCTCTCCCATTGCGCAGGCAGTTCTGACACAGATCATTATCACGCTTCAGTATGCGCGCACGTATGGCATCCCATTTCGAGCCATAGCCACGCTGGTGGCGACTCAGTCCGCGCTGATGCTGTACCCATCCTTCGCCACGATGTTTATCGCAGTAACCAGAACTGTCTGTGGTTGTACCTGCACATCCACGTTTACGGCAGGCTCGTGGGATTAGTGCTGGCATGTTTCGCCCTTATATAAATCAAAAGTGACCTGCATTGAGTATCTCCATGAAATAGATTTGCCGCTGATATGAGCCAGATCAATAGACTTCATGAGCTAACGGGTGTAGATATTACTTTTTACTTCAGAGGGTTAACTCATGGATATTAAGGATAAAATCAATACCATTTTGTTATGTGACATTGCCATCCACCTAGGTATCGAAACTGATATTGATCCACAGCTTGTAAAATATGCTGTGTCATCTGGTAATGATTGGGTTATGAAGGCCGAATATTCACATTTGGATGTTGATGAACCAAGTAAAGAAGATCGTGATTTTGTTACTGCTGTCTTGAATATGTACCGCGGACTTTCCAATGCTTTCAGGAAACTTAGTGATGACGAGCAAAAAGAATTAGTCCGTGACCATCATCTAAAAATACATGATGGGGAAATTCAGCTCCCAGGTTTCGACGGTCATAATGAATGCGATTACTTCAGTATCATTGAGGCATATCAGAAAATTGATCGCTTCCCCGAACAGAAACAGCCCATTGCCAATACTCATTCACGTACAGAACATCTCTATAACGCAATGCTTGATGAGTTTAAGAAAATTGACGCTGTAAATCGAAGCTGGGATTTATCGAAGGAAGAACTGGCATCCATTCTTTCCACAGCTCCACGCAGTTTCTAAGTGCTTTAGGCGGGTTTCCAACCCGCCTTATTATGCTCGTATATAGAGAAGGAAGCACCCAAATTAACCAGCGCGGATTTCTTTTCCTCAATACGGCTGTTAAGTTCAGCAACTGCATGCGGGCGTATGGCCTCAAGAAAAGCACTATATTGATAGGCAGACTGGATTGTCACACCAAGCCCTGCACCACTTTCCAGTATACCTTTCTGTCGCTGTAGCTCTTTCATCTCGTTATAGATGTAATGTGCGTTACTTAGGTTTTCTACGTTCACGCCCTAAGTTCTTCCTGCAGTTAGCCTGCACTGATTTGTTATGCGCCAATATGTCCCGCTTCGTCTGTTGCATTATCATAAGTAATAGCGTAGGTTGACACCTTGGCTCTCTTTCGCCACCGGCGAATCTTTAGCGGATTATCCTTGGCCGGTTTTTATCTGAGACATTGCTCACGAATGTATAGCTGTGCCCCTTCCAGTTGCTTCTGCATCGTCATCAACCGTTCTCTGAGGGTGAAATAATCCCGTTCAGCGGTGTCTGCCAGTCTGGGGCTGGTTGCATTATCCACGCTGGTGGGTCCGGTGGCTTCACGCACGGCTGCGGAGCAACTGGCATTGACCCGCAGGCGCTTACGACCAGCGGCAACATCAGCGCGCAGAGTTTCATTTTCAGCTTTCGCATTGGCTAATTCTCTCGAGTACTTTGCATCGAGCGCAGCAACATCACGCTGACGCTGCTGCATGTCAGCGATGGTGGCGGTCAGCTGCTTCAGCTCACTGACTTTTTTATCACGCTGTTCTTTGTAGGTGATGGCGTTATCACGGTAATGATTGACCGCCCACGACAGGCAGACGATGATGCAGATAACCAGAGCATAAATAATCGCGGCGACTCTGCTCACTGATCTATTCCCCAACAGGCTAATGCGCTTTCCTGGTCACGACGAATAACCTGTCCATAGCAGTTATTTGAACGTATGCGGCAATCGCGCCCACCATCTTTTATCCACCAGCGAATCGCCTCGCATGCGCCCTTACGATCACCAGCATTCAGCCGCTTATAAAACGTCGATGGAAAACACTTACCGGGGCCAATGTTATAGGGACAAAATGACGCGATACCCGCTTTTTGTGGTTCGGTCAGTGGTACTTTAATATTGCGCTCCACCCATGCCAGCGCCTTATCACGCTCAATGGCGTTGACCTGGTCGCATTTTTCCTTCGACAGTTTCATACCGGGAAAAACGGGTTTTCCATCCACCATCGTGGCACCCCGACAGATGGTCCAGATGCCGGAACCATCGCGGTATGCCGTTGTGTGGTTACCTTCTTTTTCATCCAGAAACTGGTCGAGAATATCAGGCGCGGGCGCACCGACGGCAATCAGTGCCAGAACGGCAGCCGACAGGCCGTATCTGATTTTTGCGTTCATGGATATTTATCAGGATTTATCGGTTTCTGCCCACGGACAGGTTTATCTGTTCCGGTCAGTGACTTAAGGTTGTGATTCCGGAGGAGTCTTCAGAGAACCAGTAATTCTTCCTGGTAGCTTTCCTTTGTAGGTTATCCACACATTCTGCGCCTCTAAAATTACGGGGCGCTTTTCCGGCGACTGCTCATCCCCTTCACATAACCCGGCAGCAACATCCAGGAAGACCTGTCTGATGCTCCTTCTGGCTGCTGCCTCATAAAACTCCAGCGCGGCACCTTCAACACGGTCCAGCGAGATGTCCAGGTCAAAAATTTCGCCGTCAAAGCGTTTTTTGTCCCGTAACGCTAAAGTTACCGTAACTTTATTCTCAAAATTGCGGATCCCTTTCACAATCAGTTCATAGTTTTGAGTCATTGAATTACTCTCCCCGTGCAGCCTTACGCTTGTCTTCTCTGATTTTGAAGTACAGATTTGTCAGATAAGTCAGGAAGCCCAGAACCAGACTCCCCAGTACACCAATCGCAGCCCACTGTGACGGACTGACCTGATCAAGCCACTGTAAAAACCAGTAGCCAGCACTGCCTGCGGAGGTGCCGTAGGCAATGCCCGTTGAAATTTTGTCCATGGATTTCATAGCCTCACCTCCGCAAATAACGGATGGCGTAGTTTTACACTGAGAAATGAAAGGGATTTGAAAAGAAAAACCCGCAAAAGCGGGCGAAACGATATATACAGTAAGGGAAGCACTCTATCCAACAAACCACCCACAGTTAATCGGAATAAAAGCAGAGTGCTTATGAATGATCGCCTGCCCGAAGGTTAGTATTTCTGCACAGCAATTTTGCAAAAAAAGCGATCATTCATAACTTAAACGTCTTTCAGTCACTCCGGGATTTCCCATCATCGCAGACTGAAAGACTCTAACTGGAGCGGGCAGCGGGAATCGAACCCGCATCATCAGCTTGGAAGGCTGAGGTAATAGCCATTATACGATGCCCGCATATGGTGCCGACTACCGGAATCGAACTGGTGACCTACTGATTACAAGTCAGTTGCTCTACCTACTGAGCTAAGTCGGCACTGGACCGCCACCGGGGACTCGAACCTCGCACACTCAACTTAAAGGGTTGACGCTCTTTCCTGATGAGCTAGTGGCGGCTGGTGGCCCTTGCTGGATTTGAACCAGCGACCTGGCGATTATGAGTCGCTCGCTCTCACCACTGAGCTAAAGGGCCGGGAGCAGAATAATAATGGTGCGTAATTAATTCTGCAATCTCATCCGTTTCAAACGATTAAATCCTGAACTTCCCTGACTGTCTGCTCAAAACGTCCGGTCTCCAGTTCAACGCCAATCGCACGACGCCCGAGCGCCAGTGCAGCTTTTACCGTTGAACCTGAGCCCATAAAAAAATCTGCAACCAGGTCACCCGGACGACTGCTTGCGCTGATTATCTGCTGCAGCATTTCTGCCGGTTTTTCGCACGGATGTTTCCCGGGATAGAACTGCACCGGTTTATGTGTCCACACATCCGTGTACGGCACCTGCGCCGTCACACCAAAATACCGCCGCAGATGCTTATATTCACTCTGCAGCTCCACATACTGCCGGTTCAGTGACGTATACGTATCCACCAGCTGGTGGTGGGGCTTTTCCAGTTCTCCCCGCTGATGTTTCTCTTCTGCCACCCGGGCAAACAGCGACTGTAATTTCAGATAATCGCTTTCGTTCGGTAGCTGCCACTGACTGGCACTGAACCAGTGCGACACCATGTTTTTCTTTCCTGTGGCATCTGCAATCTGTTTTGCCGTTATCCCCAGGGCCGCGCGCGCATCACGAAAGTAAGAAATCAGCGGGGCCATCACATGCTGTTTCAGTGCACTGCCCTTCGCCGCATACCCGGCATCTTTCGGACGATACGGCCCCTGATAATGTTCCGCGAACAGAATGCGCTCTGTGGCGGGGAAATACGCCCGCAGGCTTTCCTTGTTGCATCCGTTCCAGCGTCCGGACGGCTTCGCCCAGATAATATGGTTCAGCACACTGAAGCGTTCACGCATCATGATTTCGATATCAGATGCCAGGCGATGACCACAGAACAGGTAAAGACTTCCGGCAGGTTTCAGCACCCGCCAGAACTGCGCCAGACACTGGTCCAGCCACTTCAGGTAATCATCGTCGCCCTTCCACTGGTTATCCCAGCCCTCGGGCTTCACTTTAAAGTACGGCGGGTCCGTGACTATCAGGTCAACAGAATTTTCGGGTAACGACCGGATAAATTCCAGGCAGTCGGCGTTGATTAACTCACAACTGGATATTTTTACAGTGTTAAGCATGGATCATTAAGCCTGTCTCTGATAGGCTCATTCTGCTTTTGCGCAAAGCAGATGGGCCTGAGGTTTGCTTGTGACCCCAACGCATGAGCAGATGGCTGGCAGGTGCCGCTAACACCCACCAGCCGCCCATTACCACAAATAAAAAAGCCTTCAGGGCTGAAGGCGTCTGTAACAACCGAACTGATAATCTGCCAGACCCGCCATAACAAGCTGAGTCAGTATTAACTGGCAGCGTTCACGTGAAAGGTAAGTATTCTGCGCAATCTCCCCGACGGTCGCCGGTTCGGTGACGCTTAATTCATTAAACACCACTCTGGCGGTTTCGGTCATATCCTGCTGTTTTAGCATGTCTTTTCCTTTTCCGGTTAACGTGACACACCAATAACTCTTGTCGAAAAAGCCAGCAAGCTGAAAGACCCGTATTCGCAACCACCAGCGCGTTTACTGTACTGACGCGATTTCAGTCATAAAAAACCCGCCAGGCGGCGGGGTGTAAAAAATCTTCTAACGTCAGGCATAAAACGCCCATCGTTAGAGCAAATTTACCACAGATTCGGGAAAAATCAACAACACTATCGCGTTACCCTCTTTAACTGCCGCTCCGCCCATGCCTCTTCAATGTCAAACCGAACCACCAACGTATCGTAAAAGCGTTTCACTGATTTTTTCCACGTATCAAGCGTGATAGCACTCGTCACTTTGCGTATGGCATTAAATGCCTCCGTTGATGGTAGTCTTTCACAGCCACGACCACCACAACGCTGGCAGTCTCTGATAACAGGCATACCACGTTTTACCGACTCTTCACGATGAATGGCAACACCACGCCCACGACAGTCTTTACAGGCAGTGGAAATCTCCCCCTTCCCTTTACATTCAGGACAAGACACTTTCACCACCTCCCGATTTTTTTTCCATTCTTCCCAGTAAGACGGATACACACCTTTCGTACACTTTGCCCATACCGGCGGCTTACCATCCGGATACTGGACCTTGTTTGTAAAAACTACGCTTTCAATAAATTTTTCCCCATAGCAACAAGGGCACTGCTTTTTACTCGCTGCGCTGCGGGCATAATCCTCAAAAGCGTACGAAGCCATAATGCGCATCACTACCGGTTTTATTTCTGCCGGGAGTTTTCTTAACGCCGCCACGCGATCACACCGACTGAGTGCATATTCTGTCAGCAATTCTGTTGCCCGCTCTCTGTCATTCATACTAATGCCCATTTTCCCAAGGAACGCAGAAAACCCCATCTCAGCCCGATTCTGTGTCATGCCCTGCGCGGCCATCACATCAGTGATACTCAGCGCATCTTTCGACGTTGAGGCCGATGCATCAGTCAGGCCGGGGGATTTTGGGGAGTAGTATTTCGGTAAATCTTCCAGTTTCATTTTTTGACCTGCCCTTCAAGCATTATGGGGTAAATCTTCACCCCCAGACGTCCACCAGATACTGGCTGAGCACGAACGATATTGATTTCATCAAACTGCTCATCGTCCATTAGCAACCCCGCATGCGTCAGCGCATCCAGCGGCGCTTTCAGAATATTGTCCAGGTCACGGCGGCGCTTATCCGGTGGTTCTGCAATAATTTTTATTGCCAACCTTCCGGACAGGCTTAATTTCAGCCGCTGCTGGCGAACAATAAGCGCCACTGCCCGGCGATAACGCTCCCCGGCTTTTGATACAAAATATGTGCTGCCACGACGACGCCAGTAAGTGTTCACCGTTGGCGGGTAAGGCAAAACAAATTCTATGCGTTCAGTCATTTATGCTTTCCACTTCAAAACACCCGAATTTCTCGCGTGCATTAAAAAACGAATCAGCAACAACAGCTGGCTGCCGTGTTTTTCTTCAAAATCTTTTACCCCGGCGTGTAGTTCGCTATGGCATTTACGGCACAGCGGAATAACAAACAAATCATCAGCCTTTGTTCCCATCCCTCCCAGTCCATGACCAATGATGTGATGCGGATCATCTGCCTGATTGCCACACGTCATGCATTTCTGCGTTTTTACCCA